CGCGTATAGTTCGACCCCGTTAAGGCTGTTTACTGCTACTTTGTCGCATAAAACCCGGACGTTATAACCTGGCAAACTGTTTAAGTATTCCGCAAAGTCGCGGGCCGTACATTCGCCACCGCTTAATTGAGTGTCTACGTATTTAGGTAAATGAAATAATATATTAATTTTTGTCATTCTATAGTTGTAATTGAGTAAATAACGTTGCCCGCTTTTTTAGTTTTCCAAATAGGGGTTTTAATTAGCGCTTGCATTTCGGGGGCTTCTTCCGGGTAGTCACTTAAATAAGCAACGGTTACCGCCATAACTACTAATTTCATGTCTTTGGATATATTACGCCCGTTCGGCCTTCGTTAATAACGCTTTTTATTCTTTTGTTACTTAGTTCGTTTTGTGTTAACTCAAAGCCTTTTTTGTCCCCTTCCCTATTTATGTCGTCAAACAATATAAAGCCGTCAGTATTAAAAAGGTGTAAATTCTTAGCAAAGCCATGGCGGCTGTCGGGTCTTATTCCGGGCGGGCCGTCAACTAATATTAAGTCGTATTCAAAAGGTAATTCTAGTTCTAAAGCTTTTAAATCATACCACCCCCCAACTAACGGGGCGTAAATATAATTTACACCTTCGTATTTATATACATAATCTTTGTTATGTTCTACGCTGTAGACTTTAAAGCCTTCGCTAACTAATACTTTTGACCCGTAGCCGCTCCCTAACTCTAAGATAGTGGCCCCCGGTTTTAAGTTGTCCTTAATAAATTCTATTACGGCTTCGTCTACGCTCCAACCGCCTAAAGTTTCTTTATCCATTGTTTAATATTTGTTCTTGAAAATAAACGCTTTTACCGTTGCCCATTAAACCGGTACGGCTAAAGCCTTTTTGTAAATTTTGCATTTGTTGGCTCCATGGGCTTCCGTCTAGGTTGGTATTGCCTATTCCTTTAACCCTATAACAAGCCCAACCCTTCTTAAGTTGTTTGCTTTGGTATTGACTAAAGCCAAAATAGCGGTTATTACCTACCATTTTAAACGGGTAGGCTTCGGGGCGGTGTATTCCTAACGAAGAAGTAAAAATATTTTCCGTTACTGTAATAACCGGGTTAATATAAGGCAAGTTTATAGCTTCTTCAACCATGATACTGCATGCGTCTTGGTATTGGTCCATGAGTTTAACCATGCGGGCTATTTGTCCGTCTGCTAATAATATGTCGTTATCTACTTTGTAAACATACTCAAAGCCCTCTTTTCTTGCTATTTCAAAAGCCCTATTAAGGGCAAAAGTTGAGTTACCCGCCACCCCTTCCGGGTAGCTTTCAAGTAGATCAATTCCGTTGACTGTCTTAATATAGTCTAAGGTGCCGTCCGTGCTGTTGTCGTCCCCAACGTAAACGAAAGGACTTAAGCCGCATTGTTTAGCTTCTTCAATAACTTGCGGCAAAGTCATTTTAACATAATCTAGTCGATTATGCGAAGCGTAAACTATTAATAATTTTTTACTCATAACCTACCAAATAAAGCGCGTAAAACTTGAATAAAATAGTGTCCTATACGCTCGAAAAAGCGCCATTTTACCGCGTCTTTTTCCGGGGCGTCAATAACTTTACTTAGCCAAACTTGAAAAGCTTTCTTTTGCCCCTTTTCCCTTAAGTAAAGGTTGTAGTAAGTAGACGCCGCGTTATGAGTTGCTAACTTCGCTTCTTTGCTTTCGGTGCTTAAGTGGGGTTTGTTCTTCCCGCTTAGTTGCCTATTTCTTCGCCTTGCCCCGCGGTTGCTTATTGGGTTGTTTTTTTTAAGGTCTTTCGTTCCTTTGTTTACACCTTGCGGCTGTTTGTCTTTTGCCATGATTATATTTCTTTTAATATTAATTCATAAGTTGCCGCTTCGTCTAATTTAAAATAAAATACCGCCCTTATTAGTCTTGCTTTTGTCTTTGTTATTACGTTGTTATTGTTATAAGTAACGTTTATAATTACTTCGTCTTTTACGGTGTTTAATACTTCTTCAACACTTAAACCACTAACGGACGGCTTAACCATGTTTGAAGCAAAGGGGCGGCCTTCATTATTAACCATGAGCGCTTCAATAGTAAAAACCTTTTTAAGTTTTAACCCTATTGCTACGTTTTCGCTTATTACGCTATTAATTTTTTTACCGTTAATTAAGAACCTAATGTCTGTTCCGTTAATTGCTTCTTTAGTTGCCATGATTAATTTTTATTTTCGGGGTTGAGGTTGAAAATATTAGCCCCATATAGTTTATTAAATTTTATCACACTTTCGCGGGTGTATTCAAAAAAGGTTGCGCTATCTAAGCCCTTTTGTGTCTGTTGTCCTACATGCTTAATTACCGCGCTTTTAACTAAGCCATGGTTAATGTGGGCCGCCTTAAGTTGTTCTACTGTTTCGTTGTCAGCACAATAAAAAGGGCAATTAGTTTTAAGCCCGTCTATTGCTTCATAAGTTGCGCGGGTTAGCATAAACCCCCAACCGGTGAAATGAGTGCCAACGTTATAGCTAATCATTACCCCGGCCCGTGTTTTGGTTGCCGCGTGTGCTTTGGGGCAAATAGCTGAAGCCGACCCTAACCGGTGGCGCTTCATTTGCTTAACAAGTTCATCTAAGGCGCCAGGTGTAAATAACAAGTCATTATTAGCGAAATAAAGATAGTTACCCGTTGCCACTTTAGCCCCCGCATTTAAACATGCGTTATAGTTGAAGGGTTTAGGTTGTTTTATAACTTTTACCCGGTCGTTAGGCTGTAAGTAGTCGTCAACTGCAATATACTCTATAGGTGTTTCGTTGAGGTTTACCCCGGTTTGAAAGTCTATTAAAGTTGTCATGAGGGCTAAGAAAAGGCGCCCATTTGCCGGGGTGTCGCTTTTACCTACTATAATAACGCTTATTTTATCCTTCATTCTCTAATATTTTAATTTGCTCAACAATTTCTTTAAGTCTTGCTATAGTTCCCAAAGCCCTATGCCCTTCTAACATATTGTTGCTTACCCCGTCTTTAGTAGGTATTTGTATTTCTATTTCTGAAGCCCCGGATTTAACCTTTATAATTATTACGCCCATGCTTCCCCGTTTACTTTTGCCGTTCTTTCGGCTTCGTTGATCTCAATAGCCGCCCCGTGTGGTATTTGCATTATGCAATTTTTAACCATTTGAGCAAACTCAACATGGGGGCCTTCAGCATGTTTTAAGTGTTCGTCCGCTATCATTTCGGCCCCTATCTTGCCTTCGTTAGCTACCATAATAGCCGCGCTAAAACGGGCCTTGTTTTCCTTCAAAGCTTTTGCCTTTTGCTTCTTACCGGTTAAAAGGTTGGTTAACCAATTTAAAACCTTATTAATAAAAAAAGTCTTTTCTATTTCGTTTAATAGGTCGTCCGTAGCTTCTTGTAGTGTTTTCTTTGCCATATTGTATAATATTAATTTATAGTCTTGTTCGTCCGTCCCGGTCCGCGTTTTTTATCATGGGGCCGCCGCTTGAAATACCTAACATTTTCAACTTAGCCCCGCAAGTTTCACACTTTTTAACTTCAGTTTCAAACGCTAAAATAATAACCGTTTTGCCATGATCTTTACATGGGTCATTAAATAAGCATGAATAGTTCCGGTTTAATTTTCCTTTACTCATTAGGTGCGGGGGTTAGTTATTGCGTAAACCTTACGCGGCTTTCTTGCTCTAAGCCAACGTACTTTTAAATCAAATATTTTCATTTGCCTAAGGCTTTTTACGTTGTTTACCATGTTCTTTTAATTTTTCTTGGCGGCGGTGGCGGTGGCGGTGGTGGTTTTAAGTGTTTAATTACTTGTTGTCGTATGTCTTCGGGTAGTGTTTCGCTGTTGAAAGGGTCCGCTTTATAGTAATATAATATTTCGTCTATTACTATTTCAGTCCTCAACAAAGGCAAAAGGCGGGCGCTAAAGTCCGCGTCTTCTTTAAAGTTTATATCCTTATAAGGCGTACACCTTACATGGTCGGCCTTTATAAGCATGAGGTGGTTAGGTATTCGTTGGTAATGGTTACTAAAATTTTGGTCCCTTAAGAAGTCCTTACTATAATATACCGGTTTCGGGTCCTTCCCGCATTGTGTTATTTCTACGGTAAAGTTATAAACGTCCACATGAGGGCTTAACATGACCGCCTCAAAAAGCGCGTTAATATAGTTAGGGCTTACTTCGTCGTCGTCGTCTATAAAAGCCAGGTTGTCCCCGGTTGAGGCGTTTATTAAGGCGTTGCGCTTTGCTCCAACTGTCATGGTTTTAAAGTCCCCTAAATAAAGGACTTCGACATGTTCGCTTAAGTGGTCATGGTCTATTTGGTCGTTAAGTTCGTTTAGTAGGTGGGTAAGGCTTCCGGTTCGGTTCGGAAGTGTGCAAATTAAAATTGATATTAATTTTTTACCCATAAGATTATACTTTTAAAACTCAAATATATAAAAATATATTATACCATAACCAAAAAACCCCGCATTTTTACATGCCGGGGGTTTTAAGTTGCTTAATAATTAAATCTAAATAATGAAATACATGGCAAACATACAAAAAAAACCCCGAACCAATGGCCCGGGGTTTAATCTATTATAAACTTTTAAATTTACAATATGGCTTCTTACGCGCTACCTAAAGCTAAAGCGTTTGAAAAGTCACCATATATAAACGCGCTAGCGTTGTGTATTGGTAAAGCTATTCTTTCTTCGGCCATAACTGTTACATTACCGTCGATAAAGTTAGTAGAGTGTTGATCTGAAATAGATATATTAACGTCTTCTCTCATTCCTAACGTTGCACCGCCTCTGAAGTCACCTACAAAAAATTCGTCCGAAGTAACCGCTGTAGAAGGTACCACCGGCACCCCGTTAACTGTTACCATTCCGCCCGCTAACACTTGTTGAGGGTAGATAGGCATGCCGTTGTCGTCTTTCGAAGTAACTAATTGCAGCCAATCGGTAGGGTGTATAAATATTACATTTGGCGTATATTCAGCGTTATAAGCGTTAGTTAAAGCGTTTAATAATACATCAAATCTATTTACTTTAGAATCTGCTAATAGATCAATATAAGCGCTTGCATTTACAGAAATACCGCTAATGTTTGCACCGGAACCGGTCCCGTGTAATATTTGGTCGTCTTCTTCTTTTAATAGCTTACTAAATAGTCTAGTGTTAATATAACCATTCAAGAAAGGCGTGTCTTCTAGCATTTCTTTTGAAACAGTTACATAAGTAGCTATGTTTTTAACTACTGCGCTTTGTTCCGTTAAGTCAAAGTCAGATTGACCGGCCGCTGAACCTTCAACCTTTGCCGCCACCCCGTCGTCGAATGCCGTTTCTTGCATGTATCTAATAGAGTTAACCGCGCCCGTTGGTAAAACGTTCATGAAGTCTCTAATATGTACGCTTCTATCCGGGTTAAAATAAACACCTGGCAAAGTCTGTAGGGCCGCTACATCATTTGTATAAGTGTTAGCTATTGTCATGTCGCCTGCTTTAACCGACATGTTAACCGCTCCTTTACCCGTTGAAGCTACATTAGCTATGTCTTCCGCTTTCGCTTCTAACATTTCCATTGTCTTAACTCTCATGCTTTGAGGTTGACCGCTTACGCCTTTCTTCAATTTAATTTCCATGGCGTCTGTTGCTTCCCCTTGCTTCTTCACTAAATCCATTAGTTCAGTTGCATTTTTTGTAAGTTCAGCATTAGCCGCTAATAATTCTTTTTTAGTGTCTTCAATAGATACACCGCTTTTTTCTAAAGCTTCGATTTTTTCGCCTTGCGCTTTTATCGTTGCTTCGTTGCCGTCTAACTTTACGTTGATAGCTTCCGATAATTCTTTTATTTCTTTTTCCACTTTTAATTGCTTATTTCTAAGTCTTTTTTGTTATTAATAATTAAATTTTAATTCCTTTTAAAAATAGTTCTACCAAGTCGGACGGCTTACCCTCGTTGTTTCTTGTGGTCCCTTTTGGGTCCGGCAAAAGCCCGCTAATAAGTGCCTTGATTTGTTGTAACTCAATTTCTAAATTTATATATACGTTATCACTAAGCCCGTTTGTTCTTAGCGCTTTACATACCACGTCCATGCGGCTTAATATGCCGTCTTTTTCCAACCCCTTAAGCCCCATGAAAGGTGTGTTTTCATTAGCCCCCCATGTTACGGTGCTATATTCCATTAATTTAACCTCTGTTATTACATTAATGTTTCGTTGGTCTTTTTGTTCCTTATGATCTTTAAGGGTTATAAAGCCTACGCTGTGTTCTTTATATACGCCCGCTTCATATAATTTCATGGTGTCGGCTATATACTGAACTTCTAATTGTTTAGGGTTTAGCTTCATTTCGAAGTAAAGCCCCTTAGTGTCTTCTATAATAACTTCGGGCCTACCTAAAGGCTTTAAGGTGTCATGCTGTAATAGGTGCATGATTCTCGATTTATTCTCTATAATGGATTTTTTAAAGGCTCCTTTTTGGAATACGTCCCCGTCAGAATCTAAGCTATCAAAGTCCGCCGCATAACCGGTAATAGTTCCCGTTCTTACGTCTACGTCTTTAATTGTTCCGCCGCCTTTTGTACTGAATAACTTTTCCATGTTGTTGTAAAATAAAAGGACCTATAAATAAATATAAAGTCCCCATAAGTTCAAAGCAAAGGTAAAAGGGTTTTTTCTATTCTACAAATTGGGGTCTTGCGCGCCACCTAAAGAGGTGTCTAAAGCCGTGTCGTATTCGTCCGGGTCTACAAAATCAATTACACAACGACAATTAACAACGTTACCGGCTGAAGCGCCCATGCTTGTGTCTGCGGGGTATAACAATTTTTCACCATTAACCCGGAAGGGGTCGCCTTCTTTGGCTTGCTTCCCGTCTGCTGAACTATGGCCCGCCCTGGTTCTACTGTCTAAAATACTATTCCATTCCTTAACGAAAGGAACCCCGGACGCTTGCGCGCCACTTAAAGCCCCGAAGTTTGACGCCTTAATAGTTTCGGTTCGCGCTATTCTACGGCCTCTTATTCTGTTAACATCTTTGTAGTGGTTTTCAAGAAAGGCCGCCATGTTTTCTATTGGTAACCCTTGCGCCATATACTTACTTATGTCCTTTGCTATTTGCTTCCGTGTTTCGTTATTCATTCCGATAATAAGGGAACCTAACCCGCCCGGTGTCATGTCTTTTAATAGGGCTTCTACTTCTAGTTCGTAGGTTGTTAATCCTAAGTCTTTAGTGCTTTGTTGTTGTAGTCCTTTGGCGGTGCTTTGAGCGAATCTAAAGCCGGTAGTAATATTAATTTGCCTTATAGCAAACTTTAAACCCGTTTCGGTAATAAGATTTAAATAACTTTCTTTATAGTCCCCGGCTTGCCTCAACCTTTTAAAAAATGGTTCTAACGACCCGTTAAGGGCCGCGGCTACGGTTCGGCTATGCTGTTTTATATCTTTGTCGCGCTTCCGGTTTACCGCCTTATAGAGTTGTATTCGTTGCTTTTTAGTCTTCATTTGGTTTTTTACCCGCGGCAAAAGCGCGTTCTAATAAGTTTTCGTCTGTAGTTCCTAACGGTACTAAATTAGCCGGTATAAGTATTTCTTGCGCTTCCGGTGTCCCCGTTTCTTCATGTCCGGCCCTTTTTCTCTTTTCATCAGTAGTTAACCATGTGGACTTGTTGAGCATGTCTGTTAAGGCTATTTCGTCTTCTTTTAATTCCGGGTAAACTGAAGTGTCTAACCCCAAATAATATTGCTTATTGTCCCTTTCTTCATACTTAGGAACTAAAACGCGGTTAAGTTCATCTATAAAGGCTTTTAATTCCGGTATAACTACGTTATTTATTAACTCCTTTCGGGCCTCTTTAACGTTGTTGTAAGTACTATTTGCTGTGTCGTTTAGTAGTTGACTGCTAACCCCGTAAATATTACAAATATCTCTTTTGCTCCCTTCTTGACTTTCTATTAAGGCTAAGTCTGTAGCGGGTAAGCCTATTTGTTGCCAACTTACCGCGGCATTTGTTACCATTATGCGGCCGTAATTGTCAAGGCCCCCGTAACGGTCATAATATTTTTTTTCTAATTTCTGTTGCTTCTTAGTGTCGAAGACTTCCCCCGGTGCGGGTTGATAACTTAGTATTCCGGCCGTCCCGGTGTTTTGTAACAATTTCATGTTAGCCTTAAAAGCGTCGTTAGACTGACCAATAGACCCGCGGGCCGCCATAATTGGGCTTTGTCCTTCGTTGTCATTACTTGCCGGGTTAAAGTAGTCAAGTGCTATAATTTCTTCAGCCGGTACGGTTGTTTTATTTGCCCCAACTTTTATAGTGTATTCTGAAGGCGCCCCGTATTGGTCGTAAGTGGTGCTTATTAATGGGGTTGCTATGCTGTAAAGTTCTTTTGGTATCTCTTTATTAATACCAAAGTCCGGCCATAATTGGTGTATACGTGCGCGCCCGGTTATTAGTTTATAACCTAAAACCGATTCTAAAAAGGCCGCTTTGCCTTGGTTTGGGTTCGGGTTGTATAATAATTTAAGTAGATCATGTTCACCTACTTCTAAACGGTCGGCCGCCTTAACTGTTAACGGGTCGTTTTTTAGCTTACGTTTTAACTTCTTACCGTTCTTAGGGTCCACTTCATACAATATAAAGTCAGCCTTTACCGCTTCCCGTGTTATTAATCGAATAACGCTATACAAATGGGGGTTAAATTGGTAACCGTTGCTTATATAAGCTTCGCCATTGGCACCCATGAAGGTTAGCGAATTATTTAATATTTTAGTGTTGTTAGTAGTAACTTTTTGGTTTTTTGTTTCTAACTGTAGGTTGTTAGTTTTGCGGCTTAACGAAAAGCCAAAAGGTAAGTTAAATTCCATTTTTATACTATTATTTCGTTTTGATGTACTAATAAAAACATGGTAATGTAGCGGGCCGCGTCTATTCCGTGGTTATAATTATCTATTGGGCGGTCCGTTACTTTGCCCGTCTTCTTATCCTTTACAAAAGTATAATTTCTAAATTCGTTTAACAAATTGGTTGAGGTGGCCGTAATATGTATTTTTTTAGACTTCATTAAGTTTAGACCAAATAATATACTATCTTTTCCTTTGGCCGCCGGTACTATATTTAGGCCTCCGGACCCGTAGCCCGTTAATAATTCCATGCAACTTTTAGGCTCGGCACTATCCGGCACCACCACATGGGAACCAACAACCGGCCTTATTATATCGAATAACTCATGATTAAGTAAGCCCGTACTATATAATATTTCATCAAAATAAATATTATTACCGTCCACGTACATAGCAATACATGCCGCCGGGTCCTGGCTGTAGCCAAAATCTAACCCGTAGCCGATACGGTCATAGTCTAAAGGTAGTTCTTCAACTACTTCGTAATTACTGAATATAACCGCTTCGCCGTCCGCCCTATGTCCTAACCCGTAGACTTGCCACATGAAATTATTAGCCGTTCCTAATGTTTCGTTGCGTTCGGTTGGCTCATAACTTAGTATTTGCTTACGTACTTCTTGACTTACAAAAGGGTTATCTAAAATGGTGGTCTTTAATATTTCGCTGTCGTCCCTTAATTCTAGGTCGTAGACCCAATGTAAAGAGGTTGAAGGGTTGTAGTCAAATATACAAAAGTTGTCGCAACGTTGCATGAGTTGTAATACTATTGCTTTTTCGCTACTTATTGCCTCGTTAATCCATAAAATATTGCTTTTAGCCCCATGCACTTTGTCGGGGTTGTCAAGGCCCATGAATCTAATAGTGTTGCCAAATAAAGTATAAATCATTTCGGACTTATTGAAGTTGTTAGCTTCAAAAACTTTATATAGTCTTAATATTTCTATAAAGTCGGGTAGTATTGTTGATCTTAAAGAGGTTAAGAAGTCCCGGGCTATTATAATAGTTAAACCTTTGTTTTTGTTTGTTAGACAGTAGATAAAAATAAATTG